GCATTCAAGAGAAAGTCTGACGAAGGGAATTTGATGTTGAAGACTCTTAAGAAAGGCACAAATCTAATCTTTGTAGGTTCAAATTCCAGGACTGAGATGATTTCTCATCCTGCAGATATCCGAATCATAGACGAATTAGATTATTGTGACCAAGAATATTTGTCACTGGCCGACAACACGCTTGACCATAGTAACCATGCAATAAAAATAGATATCAGCACCCCGACTCTTGAGAATGAGGGCATAGACGCAAAATTCAGCCTGTCAGACCAGAAGCATTGGTTTCTTAAGTGCCCACATTGCGGTCATCAACAGATATTGGACTTCTTTGGTAATGTCTTGAGAAAAGATGAATATGTTAGTGATGAGTGGGTGCCTATCAGCGAGGACATACAGTTGCATTGTATAAAAGCCGATTGTAGAAAGGTAATGAACCGGTTCGCCATGGGAGAATATGTCGCCAGGGAGGAAAGCGACATTTCCGGATATATGATACCGGCGCTATGCCATCCCAAGAAAACTCCAGCAATTCTGTATGATAAATATATCAAATCAAAAAAGAGCGAACTTGAAAAACAGCACTTTCTTAACAATGATTTAGGCCTTACTTACTCGCCAGAAGGCGCAAGCATTTCAAAGAAAATACTTGACAATTGCAAACAAAGTTATACTTTAACAAGTACACACACCGATTATAACGACTGCTGTGTTATGGGAATTGACGTTGGCAAGTATTTTCACGTGACTATATGGAGATTAAGAGAGGAAAAACGCGAATTAGTATATATAAACAAATTACTTGTGGCTGATGACCGGAGCTTTGCGGAAATAAACCATTTGATTGAGGCTTACAGGGTGAGGCAAGGCATTGTTGATATGATGCCTGAGACAAAACTATCAAGTAAATTGTGTGAAAAAAGTGACTTTGTGATATGGGGTTGTTATTATAGTACAGAAGAACAGCCAAAAGAAATATACAAAGAAGATAAAGAATTAAAACAGGTCAGGGCTCATAGAACATGGGTGATTGATGAAATGGTGGAGGACTACAAAAGCAGCAAGGTTTTTCTGCCACAAGAAGCACACGATATTGAAAAAGGTGAGTTTTATGCTCATATGCAAGCCCCAAAGCGCTTAATGGTAAGGGGTAACCATGGCAGGGTAAGGTTTGATTGGTCTGAGGGATCTAAGCCTGATCATTATTTCCATTCAGCAGTATATGCAAAGGTAGCACAGATGTTACTTGGTAATTATATAATCCTTGATAGTAAGGACTATGACATAGAAAGTAATGGCAGGGAGTTTACACCAGAAGAAGATAACAGTGACATATTCAGTTTATAACAAATTGAGGGTGAAGCGTTGTATATAATAGATCCATATAGTGAATACTCACACATTCCAGAGAACACCGTACCCAAAGACCAAGAGACTTCCACAAGGCACATAACAAAAGAGATTGTCACCGCATCAAGCCGTATATTTAGGGCTTGGGGATTTGACGAATACAACCCAGATGATTTAGTCCAGAAAAAAGGCCTTCACACGTATTCGGAAATGCGCAAAGACTCACAAATCAAATCTATACAACAAACCAAGATTAAAGCACGTCTTAGCACCGATTATGAGATTAAGGCAGGCGATCCAGACAATGCACTCAGCGTTGAAATGGCTGAATTTGTAGATTACAATCTTCTTAATATTAAGGAAACTTTCAAGGTCAAGCTGGCGGATATCATGACGGCTCGTGACTACGGTTATTCTCTGAGTGAAAAGATATTCGAGATTATAGCTACTGGTAGGTGGACCGGCAAGATTGGTTTGCGTAATATCAAAACTAAAGAACCGTTCGATTATAGATTCCAAATAGATAAATTCAGAAACGTAACCGGAATAATCCGGGATAATGTAAATCAAGATATTGATGGCGATTTAGGCACACATGCGAACCCATATCCTTTACATAAATTTATATTATATTCTGCAAATAAAGAATTTGGGAATCCATACGGCCAGTCTGATCTCAGAGAAGCATATAAGCCATGGTGGTCAAAAAACTTTGTTCTCAAGTTTATGAATATATATTTAGAACGCTTTGGGATGCCAACCCTTGCGGCTAAATATGAGGACAAACATGCCAAAGACAAGAACCTTATGAATGTTATCGATAATTTGCTAAAAAATTATCAGTCTAAAGCAGGATTCAGGGTGCCAGAGGGAGTGACGCTTGAATTATTAGAAGCAAAGCGCAAAGGGGAAGGTGGCTACATTGCGGCAATAGATAAGTATGATGTAATGATGGCCAGGGCGTTATTAATGCCTGATATGGCGGCACAAGGTGGTTCTGGAGGTGGAAGCTATGCTCTGTCAAGAGAACGATTTGCATTGTTTGTATTGGTACTTGATGAAATGGGCGACGATATAGAGAATGCCGTTGTAGATGATCAGATAATTGAGCAGCTTATATTATTCAATTATGGAATTGTTGATAACGATTTGAAGCCGAAGTTTAAATTCGAATCAATCCACGAGGATAACGTAGAAGTAAAGGCTAAAATAATAGACATACTTGTGAAAGCTGGTATTGTAAATCCTAACGAGGAGTGGGTGAGGGATTATACAAATATTCCGGACAAACCACAGGAAATAAAGGATAAAGAAGCGGCAGATAAAACCCTCGCAGATAAACAGGTTCAGGATGCACTTAAAAAAGAAGAAGAAGAAAGGCGAGAACGAGAAGGCAGGAAGATCTCTGGTAATGTGCCGAGTGCCACAGCAAAAGACATTGAGAAGGCCAAAGCCATGCATCTTGATTTTGAACTAACCAGAGAGCCAACGGTCTACGAAGTCAAGGTTGATTTCCCTGATCTCGATAAGCAGGCACAATCGTATGAAGAGCATTTGACAGAAGATTTATTGGATGTTGTTCTTAAGTGGCGTTCTCAAATCATAAAACAATCAGAAAGTATATTAAAGAATAACGATAATAAGGCCATCAATAAAATGACATTAAGAAATGTTGGTGACTTCAAGAATATATTACGGAATTGGATGGTAAAGATTGACCTTGATAATAAATTCAGAGAATCACAGGTGTTAATAAACGGTGAAGTCCCTTTGCAACTGGAGAAAAAGAAAATACCAAAGGCCGTTGCCTTTGCGCATATAATTGAATATGCCAGTGCTCCGGAATTTGACCCGTGGATGCCTATGCCAACGGCACAGGCCCTGGAATTTATGAGAACAAAGAGAATTGTCCGGAAAGTCCAAGAAGATGGATCTAGGACTGAATTGGTACTCGGTACCACTAAAGAGATGGCATATTATGAGGACACTGCTTTTGCTATTAGTGGCATTGAATCAACTCATATTCTTAATCAATCAAAAATGATATTATTTGATGCTATTGCAACTGGCGATGCCAAGACTGCGACAGTGAATCTTGAGAATCTATTTGATAGGTATATCGATAAAGGATCTATAAGTGCTAATCTGACAACCCCAAACAGGCTTAATACAATCGTCAGGAACAACGTTAATACGGCTCAGAACAGGGGACGGGAAATGTATTATAAAGATCCGGAGATTGCGGACTTTATTCCATTTGTACAGGTGTCGGCTATTTTAGATTCGAGGACTACTGATTATTGTGCTGGCCTTGATGGAAAGGTATTTAAAAAGACTGATGCACCAACTTTCCCGGCACACCATAATTGCCGTACTCACACAGTGCCGATAACAACATTTGAAGCTAATAAAACGCCGCCAACGGTGTCAAGCCTTGCGGACGAAGAGGCGGATTTAAGAACAACGGGAAAGCAAAGTGCGGTTCGTGGCGTTGGATTTGGTGGAACTCCAATAGTGAAGGTATAACTATGGTAATGCTTCGTTTTTGGCAAAATAAAGAAAAAGAGACAAAAGAAAAGAGTCGTGGGCTTATTGAAGATACTTATAAAGCCGTGCAACTAATCGATGAAAAAGCAATTGCAATCGACATCAGATTAACACAACATGAAAGAAGCACTCACGAGACAATACAAAAAATATTTGAAAAATTAGAAGCTTATAAATGCCCACATGACGACGACATGGCATTAATGAAGGCTTATAACAAGAAGCAAAATGGGCATATAAATGATATTTCAGTACAGGGGCAAGAGATAAAAACAAAATTAGATATCATTATTGCCGAGTCGGTTGGTGAAGAAAAGGCGAAAAAAGAGATAATTGCAGAAACAAAACGATTGGATGAAAAAGCCAGAGACAAAAAAGCTTTTATTATAGCATTAATAAGTTGCATGCTTGTTGGTATTACGACGTTTTCTGGATTCTTTTTTTGGTATAAAAAAGATAATGGAATAACAAAGGCCGAGATAAAAGAAATGATATTAGAATTGAAGCCACTATCAGGAGGGATTGTCCGTGGAAAAAGATAAAGAAATAGTCCAGTATGACTGGATGAGGGACGAACTAAGGACAGGTGATATTGTTTTGTTTTCCGGAACTGGACTTATAAGCATGGGTATCCAGTTTGCTTCCAGATCTCCATGGAGTCATGTCGGTATGGTGATAAAGGATGAAGAGTGGGACATGTTGCTATTATGGGAAAGCACGACATTGAGTAAAGTCAAAGACGTGGAAAGCAGGAACCAAAGGCAGGGAGTTGCAATAAGGCCTCTATCCGCAAGAATAAGAGATTATCCGTCAGGCCGTGTTGCTTTCAGACGATTGCTTGATGTTGAGATGACATCTACAATCAGACAAGCCCTTATTGGTTTAAGAAAAGAAATTAAAGGCCGTGACTATGAACAAAGCAAGATAGAGTTGATGAAATCTGCTTATGATGGCATATTCGGCGATAATGAAGAAGATTTATCAAGCATTTTCTGTAGCGAGTTAGTCGCTGAAGCTTTGCAAAGAATGGGCGTGTTAAAAGAACACGACGAACAAGGGGGATATCCGTCTAATGAATATACACCAGCCGATTTTGCCAAAGACAATATAATGGGGCATAAGAACGGTGCCTTTAGTGATCTAATTTATGTTTAAATAAAAAGGAGATATCGTGGGCCCTAAAAAATGGTTTTTGATAGTCTTTTGCATTGCAATTGTTTTCCCTGTAATTATAGGCGGATGTAATAGTTTGGGCATTGAGTCATTGGGAAACGGCAAGAACACGCCAACCGCTATTATAAAAGTATATGATAGGGATGGCAATATTGTTAAATAATCATGGATATAGCCAGTTCAATAAAGCAATTAGTTGAAGGCGGATTACAATTTGATCTATTGTTCACATTGTTTCAGCTTTTGGTTGTTGCGTTTATTGTGGTATATCTTAGGAACGTAATTATCAATGAGGTCGCGTATCAGAATTTTAAAGGCAATCGAAATATCGGGAAAATGTCTTGGGTTCGAATAGGAAATTCAACAGGACATGAAAATGGGCAAATTGTTTATTTTTGCAGAAAACATATTTTAGTTAAAACAGAAGACGGGATAATTTTGATACCGATGAAAAGGTTTCCGGAAAAATCTTGGTATATATTATCTTGTAAGCCAATAGAACCGAGACAGAATATTTAAAAAGGAACAGCCATGACAAAAGCTTATGGAGCAACAGTATTA